TGGCGGCTCGCAAACGAGATCGGCACCGGTGACATTGCGAAGGGACGCAACGAGATCGCGCGAGCTGTTCTCGATCAGACCGAAGCCGAATGGCTGTTCATGGTCGACGCCGATATGGCGTTCTCTGGGACGATCATTGAGGATCTGATCGAGTCGGCTGAGCTGATCGATGCCCGGGTGATGGGCGCGCTGTGTTTCGCGTCGAAGCGTGACGGGTCCAAACAGTTCGGGGCGATTCGATATCGGTCGATTCCGACGATTTACGATTTCGTCGAGTTCGTCGAAGGGTCTCCTGCCGGCGTTGTCCCGATGCTCGAATACAAGCGCGGTTCGGTGATCAAGTGCTCGGCGACTGGCGGTGCTGCTGTTCTGATTCATCGGACAGTCCTCGAAGAGATGCGCGCCCAGTTTCTTGATGACTGGTTCTCGCCGATCCGTCATCCAACCGGCACGGTGTTCTCTGAGGATCTGTCGTTCTTTCTGCGGTGCGCTGGAATCGATGCGGACGTGTTCGTCGACACTGCGGTCAAGACGGCACATCACAAAGGCAACCTGTGGCTCGACGAGGAGAACTACGACATCGAGATGGCAACACGCGCTGCGTCAAGCTGTTCAGCTACCGTTGCCGACAACCTTTGAGGGAGAGACGATGACGTATTGCACGGTGGCAGAAGTGTTCGAGCGGCTGGCTTTCGAGGAGCCCGCAACGGGTGATCTGCTCAAGCGAGTCACTGACGCGGTGACATCTGCGACGACGACGATCGACAACGACTGTCATCGGACGTTCACAGCAGTCGATTCTGAGGCGAGAACGTTCGGCGGTGGACGACCCAACGGCTTCGAGATCACCATTCCAGATTTGCGGACCATCGAGTCGTTGAAACTGGACGACGACGGCGACGGCGTATTCGAGACGACCGTCACAGATTTCGAGCTCGACAAGCCGACATCTGATGCCGCCTGGCCGTACGAAACGCTGCGGCTTTTGGGTCGGCAGTTCCCGACCTCGGGGCGCCGGCGAATACGTGTCGAGATCACTGGCACATGGGGATGGGCGAGCATCCCGGCACCGATCAACCAGGCGTGCTCGCTGCTCGCTGCACAGATCGCGCAACGAACGAGCGCTGCACTGTTCGGCATCCAGTCTTTCGGTGAGCTGTCCTCGCAGGGAATCGAAGCGCACGACCCGACCTACGAAATGTTGGTCCACGACTACCGGCGAATCGGGATCGCATGAGCGCCGAAACGGTGATCGCTGCTGCGGTTCTTGCCGCCTGCGACGTTGAACTTTCGTTGCCGTATCGGCCTGCACGGATCATGTCGAAGATGGCTTTCGTGACGCCGGCCAACGTGTGGAAAGAGACAGCCGACCAGTTCTCGTCGATGTCGATCGGTCTCGACGTGTTCCTGATTATCAGCTCCGGCGATCAGCAAACGGCAGTGGCGTGGCTCGATGCGCAGTCCACCATTCTGATGAGCCTGGCCGCGTTGGATCTGGACGAAGACCAAGTGGCAGCGGTCGAGGTCGAGGCCCCGTTCGTTTTCAAGGGTCAGGACAGTGCCTCGTTCCTCGCTTGCCGCGTGGCATACTCAAGGTTCACGATCGGAGACTGACATGCCAGGACCATCGAAACCGTTCCAAGCTGTACGACAGTTCTCGTGCGCCGGCCACGAATACAAGGTCGGCGACGATGTCACCGATCCCGTTGTTCTTTCCGCTATCGCGCATGTCCGCGACGAGTTCGTGCAAGCAGCGTCGGCCGCGTCGAAGTCGAAAGAGATCATCCCCCCAAGCGTCAAGAACGAAACGAACGGAGCCTGACATGGCCGCACCCCGCATTTACGAACCGAGCATCCTGATCAACAGCGTCGAATACAAGACGAAGGCACGTTCCGTGTCGTTGGTCCCGGGCGACTATCTCAATTTCGGCGAGCCCGAGTGGACGTTCAGTTGCGAGATCGAACTCGGCTACGGCACCGGAGAATCTCACACGGATCTGGCAGCGCTTGAGAACACGGTCGTCGATGTCGTGCTCAAGATCGTCGATGCGTCCGTTGCTGCCAGCAACCCGTCAGAAACCTTCCAGATTCGGATGCCGCCGATCTCGTTCATGACCGGTGGGGCACGCGGCGAACGCCAGACGATCGACCTGTCGGCAATCACCGAGGCCGTCCCAGCTCTCGCTTACTCCTGATCGACTGTCACGGTCGCCGCAGATGATGCTCAGCGTCGTTCTGCGGCGACCTTTCGGGTTTACGGCATAGTTAGGCCAGAATGACGAAACCGACGATCACGGTCACTGGGCAACGCCAGCTGAAACGGTCGTTGAAGAACATCGACGGCGCGATGGCAGATCTGAAACTGATTCACGCTGACGCCGCAAAGATCGTTGAGACCCGCGCCGAGACGCTGGCGCCTCGAAGATCCGGCAAGCTCGCCAAGAGTGTTCGTTCGTCCGGCACCAAATCGGCCGGCGTTGTCCGTTCCGGTTCGAGCTCAGTCGAGTATGCCGGCCCAGTTCATTTCGGTTGGCCGGCCAAAAATATTGCGCCGCAGCCCTTCCTATACGATGCGTTGGACCAACGAAGCGACGAGGTGATTGCTGTCTATCAGCGTCGCGTCAACGCTGTGATCAGACGAAACGGACTGGCCTAACCATGAAGATCGAAATCGAAGTCGAGTTCAGAGACGGACCGCCCCAGACGGTGCGAGTTCGACCTGGCACGCAGATCCAATACGAACGCCATTTCTCGAAGAAAGACAACCCGGTCCGCCTCGGTTCGTCCGAGCTCTCGATGGAGGGCGTCTACTGGATGGCCTGGCACGCTATGGGCCACCAGAAGCCGTTCGAGCAATGGTGGGAAACGATCGAAGGCGCTGACCTGGCTGTCGAAGACTCCGACGATTCGAGCGAAAGCCCTTTGGTCGAGGGTCAGTCCTCTGGTCCGTCGTCGCAGCCGCTGTCGAATCCGGTGCCGGCATCCCCTTCAACGAGTTGATCGAAGACGATGATCTCCTTGAGGTGACCGTCGAGTACCTATCATGGCGGGCAGATCAACAAGCTCGGAGTTGAACCATGGCGAAGTCCTCAAACATCAACGTCAAGATCCTTGGGGACAATAAGGGGCTGTCCAAGTCGATTGATGCGGCGACCTCGAAGATCGGCGGTTTCGCAAAGCTCGGCGGCGCGGCGATTGCTGGCATCGGTTTGGCGGCTGGTGCTGCGATCGTCGGGCTCGCCAAGATCGGCCAGTCGTTCGACGCCGAGTTCGACAAGATCCGTATCGGAACCGGCGCGACCGGGGCAGCACTCACCGAGCTCGAAGGCTCGTTCAAGACCGTTTTGAAGTCGGTGCCCGCATCGTTCGAGGATGCGGGCAGCGCGATCGCTGACATCAACACCCGGCTCGGTTTGACCGGCAAGCCGCTCGAAGAGCTCTCGGGCCAGTTCATCAACCTTTCGAGGATCACCGGCACCGATCTGGCCGGCAACATCGACAAGCTGACACGTGTCTTCGGTGACTGGGAAATCGACACACGAGATCAAGCCGAGTCGCTCGATCAGGTTTACCGCGCTGCGCAGGCGTCCGGCATCGGCATCGAAGAGCTGTCGAGCTCTGTCGTCGAGTTCGGTGCTCCGCTCCGCAACCTTGGGTTCGGCTTCGACGATTCGTTGGCGCTGCTCGCCCAGTTCAACAAGACAGGTGTGAACACGTCCACCGTGTTCGCTGGGTTGAAGGCTGGCGTCGGCAAGCTCGCGAAGGCTGGCGAAGATGTGCCGGCCACGTTTGCTCGCATCGTCGACGAGATTGAGAAGATGGGCCCGGGCACCGAAGCGACCGGACTGGCGATCGAGCTGTTCGGCCAGCGGTCCGGCCCCGACCTCGCCGACGCGATCTCTGGCGGCAAGTTCGAGATCGACGAAATGCTTGCAGCCATCAACGGTGGCACCGACACGATCAACGGTGCAGCGAAAGACACAGAATCGTTCGGCGAGAAGTGGACGATGATCAAGAACCGTGTCCTGGTCGGTCTGGAGCCGCTCGCGACGAAAGTGTTCACGGCAATCGGTGACGGCATGGACAAGCTCGGCCCGATCATCGACGACGTTCTGATGTGGTTCGAGCAGAACTGGCCGGCCATTCAAGCGACGATCGCTTCGTTCCTCACCTGGTTCCAGACGAGCGCTCTGCCAGTCATCCGCACGGTGGCTGTGTTCATCGTCGACGCGTTCAAAGCGGTCGCGGCGTGGGTCAACACGAACTGGCCTGCGATTCAAGCAAAGATCGGCGAGTTCGTCACCTGGTTCCAAACTGATGCGATGCCAGTGATCAGAGTCGTCGCCGACTTCGTGATCAAAACGTTCGGCGAGATCCAGGCCTGGGTCAACGAGAACTGGCCGGCGATCCGAGAAACGATCGCAGGCGTCATCGAAGCGATCCGTCTGAACATCGAACGAGTCACTGCTGTGATCACCAAAATCTGGGAGGCGTACGGCGACAAGTTCGTGGCGTACGCAGTCAACGTTTGGGACAATCTCAAGACGATCATCGGCGCCGCCATCGACATTGTGCGCGGCATCATCGACACCGTCACCTCGCTGATCAAAGGCGACTGGGAGAGCGTCTGGGAAGGCATCAAGACGGTCCTGTCCGGCGTCTGGGAAGGCATCAAAGCGATCGTCGGGCTCGCCATCGATGCTGTCCGCCTGCTGATCGAGATCGGCCTCGACGTGATCAAGAACGCATGGTTCATCGTTTGGGGCGCCGTCGCCACGTTCATCGACGACAGATGGGAAGGGATCAAAACGACGGTCGGTGGCGGCATTGACAGTGTCGTCGGTTTCGTCTCAGGTCTGCCCGGTCGGATTGCGTCCGGCGTGGCTGGCGCTTTCGACTCGATCTACGACGAGTTCAAAGGCATCGTGAACAGCGTCATCGACGCATGGAACAACCTGAAATTGCCGGGGTTCACGATCGGCGGGCAGTCGGTCTCCAAGTTCGGTGTCACCGTCGGCATCCCTGAACTGACCGTCCCAGCTGTCGACCCGTTCCCACATATCCCGCGACTCGCCACTGGCGGTCTGGCGTTCGCTCCGCAACTGGCAGTCGTCGGCGACAACAGCAACGCACGACAAGACCCTGAGGTGATCGCACCGTCGTCGATGATCGCTTCGATCGTTCGCAACGAACTCGCAGCGCTCGAAGACCGTCAGGACAACAGCTCAAACGAAGGCATCTCGGCCAGCGACATTTCGACGATCTCCGCTGCGGTCGAGCGCGGCATGATTCAAGGATTCAAAGCCAACCGGCAAACAGGAAGAGCAGCATGACCACGCTCGCATTGACCAAAACGTTCATCGCTCCAATCGCTGACACGTCGAACACGTTGATCATCAACCAGTCGGCTCAGTCTGAGAACCTGAGCGACTCGACACGTGTCCGCACGTACGCAGGAGGCGTGCAACGAGTCGTCTCGACGCTTGGCCGCTCAAAGCGCTATCCGATCCGCTATCGCCGAATGTCGCGCGCCAACTATGACGCTCTGACCGATCTGATTTCGGTGCCGATCCTGTTTCGCGATCAGCGCGGCCGTGCGATCCGAGGTGTCATCGCTTCGATGAACGCGATCGAAGATCCACAAACCGATCAAGTCGAGAGCGTCTCGTTCACCGTCGAAGCCATCACCCAATCGGAAATCGTATGACCGTTCTCCTGTGGTCGTCTCTCAGTTCGGCCGACAAGATCAAGCTGATCGAAGGCCATCACGTCTGGTACGACGCCGGCTGTGATCTGCTCGACTCCGACGATGTGTTCGTCGAAGACATTTCAGCCGATCTCGTCTTGCAAGGTTCGTCGACCGAGCACGACACCGAACGCACGTTGAAAGGTTCCTGTCTTCTCAACATCGCCCGAGACATTCCGTGGGGCTCAGCACGCTTGCAGCCATTCCTGCTCGTCTCATCTGACGGGTCCACCTTTTACCGACAAAACCTGGGGACGTTTCTCCCATCAACGCCTGAACGACGGATCGGAGAAATCCCGGCCGTCTGGGAATGCTTCGGGTTCGACAAACTCGTGGTGCTCAACACGCCGCACGGATCGACCTTCTCGCTCGCAGCTGGCGCACCAATCATCCCTGCGATCGAAGCGCTCATCACCGGGGCCGGCGAAACGAAAGTGGCGATCGATCAAACGTCGGTGGCAGTGACAGCCCCAGCCGCGATCGTGTTGCCGTTGTCCGACGAGCTGACAACTCTCCAGATCATCCGCCAGCTGACCGACGCACTCGGATACGGGCCGCTTCGAGCCGACCGTGAAGGCTGGTTTCGATCGTCGCCGTATGTGTCGCCACCGAACTTGCCGATCGTCTGGACGTACAACGCCGATTCGAGCTCAACAACGGTCGGGCAAGAACGAACGAGCAGCTCCGACTACTACCTGGCCAGCAACCAGATCGTCGGAATCAACGACAACCCTGCGAGCTCGATCCCGACCGATGGTGCCGGCATCAAGATACTCAGCAACCAGTCGGACGGTTTAACGTCGATTGACGGTCGCGGTGGAAGCACGAACCGTCGCATCGTCCGCGGCACATTTGCTTCGCAGGCAGCGCTAGAAACGGCTGTCGATCAAGCGTATGACGAAGAGTCCCGGGTCGCTCGCCTGTTCCGCCTATCGGTTTCACCGAACCCGGTGCACGGCCATCGCGACGTTGTAAGTTTCGTGGACAGTTCCGTCCCGGTCGATGGCCGAATGTTGATCACCGATTACGTGTTGCCGTTGGACGGTTCCGACATGACAATCAATCTGAGAGGCGTCTGATGCCGAAGAATCCGACAGGCGATATTA